AGGTATATTGTTGTCTAGTAATGTTTGTGTGTTTCATACTATATTTTACCTGTGATTATGTAAAAAGCTAGTTCGCTAAATTGGTATGTTTTAGCAAATTAGGACACGCGAAGGACACAATATCTTATGTCTGTTTTGTGTTTCATAGTAGCTAGTTTGTGGCTACGTTTTCCCAGTTAAACGGCTTGTTGTAAGGCATTTTAAGGCACGCAAAAATCAAAATGGAGTATTTATCCATGAAAAAATACCCCTCCCGCCGAAGCGAGAGGGGTTTGTGTGTTAGTGCAATGAAGTCAATCGACCAGCTTCATCTGTGTCAACCTGTACCGTGCTGTCAGCTTGAACAGAGCCGTCTGCGTTGACTGCGTATGCGTGGTCGTTGTAGACGTGAACGCCAGCAGAAAGTAGGTTGCCATTCTCAGAAGCAAGGAACTTCTTGCCTTCTGCGTCAAAGATGCCTGTTGCCATGCGACCATCACTCGCAAAGTAGTAGTCGCAACTTCCAATGTGCTGCATACCTGTCAGCATGGCACACTCTTGTGGTCCTTCATCCGGGCAGAGATAGAACCAGTCTGCGCCATCAAAGTACCAGCCCGTGACTGCATATCCTCGCGCGTCAAAGTAGTACCAAGACCCATTAATAAATGCCCACTGGCTGTAGTAGTAAGCACTTGGACTGGTTGCATACCACCAGCCAGTGGAGTTCTTAACCCAGTGAGGCTCGAACTTGGACTCACCTTGAGCAAGCTGCTCCCACTCTGCGTAAGTCAGCTTTGCCACGTCGAGGTCAACAGTACCGCCCGCGCTAGAATATTGCCAAATAGTCCAGTCAGACCATGCGCCAGTGTTATAGATCATGTCAGGCAATTCCCAAGAGAAGCGGTTGTCTGGATACCCAGCTATCCAAAGACGCGATACGTCAGCACAAGACGCAACCTGTGAACGTCCAGCAGGGTACGTATATACGACTGGGTAGATGCCCGTCTTAGCGTAGACACGGTCAACAAACTGTCTTGCCCATACCGTTGAGCCCCACGCATCGTTGTCACCGTTCTCCCAGTCAAGGCATAAGAGAGCCTTGCCAATATAGCTGGAGACACAAGCCACAAATGCGTCAGCTTCTGCAACAGGTGAACCGCCCTCTGCGTAGTGGTAGACACCAATGAGCTTGCCGTCAGCAAGCGCACGCTGAAGTTGTGCGGTCATGTAGCGGTTCATTGGCTGAGTGCCCTGGGTAGCCTTAGCGATGACGAAGTCAGAGCCACTGTATGCGGTCTCGACATTAGGGTGCGAGTATGTCGCACCCAACGCCTGGTATCCGCTTACATCAATGCCCCTAAGCATTGTCAGCTCCATTCTGTGGCTCTTCCTTTGGCTCTTCTTTTGGCTGTGTGTTAATCGGTTCAGCGTTTCCTGTCATGTAACTTGCAGGACGCTCAGAAGGCTGTACATAGGTCATTGCACGTGCAGAGTCGCTTAGTCCCTTAGTTGTTGGGTCAACGGTGACTCCGATAGCACCAAGGACGGCAACAACCACAGTGCCAATGAGATAAGGGTTGCCGATGAATTTCACAAACACATCAGCAAGGCTGCCCCAAGTGGTCAAGTCAGAGTAAGCCAGTCCAAGGTAAGCCAAGATTGGACTCATGACGATACCAGCCATACCTAGCCACCAAGCGGGATTGTGAAGTCTTACTTTCCAGTTAATCATGTGAATCTCCTTAGATAAGAATTAATGTGTATTCGCCTGCTCGAGGCGCTCTAGCCGTCCCACCTGTGTACGGGTCACATCCTCAACCACAGCCAGGCGGGTGTCGTGATGGGCGATAGTCTCTTTGAGCGTGGAGATAACTTCATCCGTGCGTGCCATGTAAGCCGCAAACGCTTTCTGGCTATCTTCTGCGTCTCCCTTGAGCTGCTTCACGCCTTCTTCAATGCGCACCAGTCGCATGGCGTCTTCATTGCTGGCTCTGGTCATCGCTCGAGCGCCATTGATGAGAGAGACCATCATGCCCAAAAATGAGATAGTCGCAATAATCTGCTCGAAGGTTAGTGGGTTCATATCGTCACCTCCTTAATGCCTTACCGTAAATGTGAGGGATCCATAACGCCATGCGTTAGAGACTTTCCCTCCTTGGTCTTGAAGGTAAATGTTGCCGTCAGGTCTCGCTGAGATAGCAGTAATAACGTCAGCGTGTCCAGGGCAAATACCTGAGTCATAGACGATTGACTCATTGCCGTCTGTGGCTGAGCCATACTTCTCATGATCTACTAGAGGTGGTCTTGAGTTTTCTGGAAGCGTAAATGGGCAACGGACAGCGTCGTAAGAAACATTGTTAGCCAACCAACCTCTGACCTTGATGGTTACAGAGTCACCAGTGCGGTAGATGTGCCAGAAGTTGTTGTAGCTGCCTTGTGGTTGCAGGTAGATTACGTCAAAGTCAGTGTCAGACTGCTTCTTGTCGTCTCCAAGAACATTGATAGTAGGCAGCAGAGATACTGGCTCACCAACGGTAATGCCGTTAATTGGTAGACGGTAGAGGGGCATGCAAGCTGTAGTAGATCCTGAGAGAATGTCACCCTTTACGTAGGTTGGGTCTACCGGATTGCCTTGGTTGGTTGGCGTGCCCTGGATAACCTCGCAAGTAAACTTCTCTACACCGCCAACCTGCTTAGAGTACTTCAGCACAACTAAGTCATTGCGCTTGTAACCAGCACGACCATTAGCAACATTAAGCTCAAAAGGCTCCTCATTAGTTACCATGCGAGCGTCAAAGAGTACGTCACCTGTGTCAATACGAACCCTGTTGGCAGTCTGCATGGCAGCCTTGATTTGGTTCTGTGTCTGCAAGATACCACGCACAGAGCCAGCCACACCAGCAATTAGCCTGCCAATTTGAGGGGCTGTGATGTGGTCTTTACCCTGGAATGAAATAACACCATCGAAAGCCATTTAACCCTCCTTCACCATAAATTGTGCGAACTCTTCATCACGCTTGCGTGCGAGCTCACGATACTTTGCAGCACAGTCTGGGCAGAGGAGATAACTCTGCTGCACGCCGTCTGCCGATACTCTGCTGATACTCTTCCATTGCGAGGTTGCAAAGTCACTTTCAAGCAGAAAGGCTTCTTTCTTGCACCTATCGCATTGAAAGCGTGCAAAGCCACTTGTTTTTGCCATTAAGCTGTCCTTTCCCATTTAAAGCAGCCAAGAGAAGGTAGTTGTTGCCATCTACCTCCGTAGTTTGATTGCGGGTTAACAAATGAAGTTGTTTCAATGACCGAGCCAACAGGGAAGGACGGTGTGGCTGCACCGCCTTGAGTTGCTCCCTGGACGTTGATAGTCACGTCACTAGACCCGTCAAACGAAGCTGTACCACTCACAGAGCCAACCAGCTTAATGGTACGTGGCTGTGAGAGCTTCTTAGCAGCGTTAGCGTCACCACCGGGAGTAGCTGCGCCAGCGTATGGGTGTGTATGGTTTGCAGGAGCTGCACCAACTTCTTGAGCTGTATATGTCGGCTTTGCGGGAAGCTTTACTGTGTGCGTCTGAGCGTCTGTGACGTGTCCTAAAGCGTCAACATTGACCGTTGCGCCTAATTGGACTGTGTCACCCCAAGAAGCGTTTACATCGCTTTGTAAGCCGTATGTGCCAGCGGTCACACTAGAAGGCTCATGAGTAAGAACGACTGTTCCTCCTGTGCGCTGCGCCTTGAGAGGTGTTGTTGCGGTGACTTCTGCCACTTTAGAGTCAACCTGCAGTGTTGCTCTGCCAATCTCACTAGCTGAATCTGTCGCGACTTTGCGGGCTTCATTTACCTTGTTCTCAAGGCTCTTGAAGTCTGCTCTTGATACCTCTGCTGAGATAGTACGTCCAGCGATTGAGATACCAGTACCGGCTGTGTATGAGCTTGATACTGCGCCAGAGCCTGTAGAAGAACCACGCTCAGCAGTACCGGATGAAGAAGTATTACTGGCTGTACCGCCTACCTTATAGCTGATGCTTACCTCGGTATCCGTAACAATAATGACTTTGGTGCCCACGGTAGCAGTAACGTGTAAGCCAGTCACAGGATCTATGCCAGGAACGATGTCTCCGATTCCAAACTCTTCATCATCGTCAAGCGTGACACTAATTGAGTCAGCAGCTTGATACTCTTTGAGCTTCTTAGGACCGTCTTTCTCAAGCTCTTCACGACTCGCATTGGTGTAGTTGTAGGTTGTTGTGCGCTCGTCAATACCAAAGAGCGTCTGTGTGGTTGAGATATTGCCACGCGCATCTGCGTAGAAATGCATGACAATACGGTTCTTAAGTTCACCAGAGCCAAGGCAAATAAGATGGTTGTAAGGTCTTACAACGCTCTTAATAGTCACGTCAGAATGCTCTGCGTCTGCACCATCAGTCCAGTCTGTAATAGGCTTTACCGAAAGAACAATCATGCGCTCAACGGAGTCATACTCGATGTTGAGACGTGAGGAAGAATCAGCCAGCATCTTTCTGATGCCCGTCCAGGCATCGCAGTACCTATCGAAGGTGTATTTAACGGTAATACCAGAAGTTTCTTCTGAGACTTTGAACTGGCTAGAAAGACCAAGACTTTGCACCAGCTGCTTTAAGACTCCGTGAGCTTCACCGCGTACGCTGAGATAGTCTTCTCCGTTTGGTGGCTCTAGAACCTTGTCTCTGATGATGCCTTGCCATGATCTACCAATGTAGGTGATTGTGTTGTTACCTGAGTTGGACTCTCGAGCGTCAACCACACCGCCCCATTCGGTGCCTTCAACATAGACGTATGCACCATCATCGAGACGCTGCTCAGAGTCAATGTCGAGCGTGAGCTCAAAGTCATTGCCTGTGTCTCCATATTCCAGGTCAAGGCGTGCTCCTTTGAGCACGCCAATATCGAGGTGTGTTGCGTCTGTGTAGCTAATATCTGGCATTATGCACTCACCTCACTAGGTGCGCTTTGGGTGACAATCGCCCTTGGAGCGCGCGTCTCACCCTGTGGCTGTTCCTTCTCATAAGGTGGTGTAGAGCGTGTCTCATAGAGCGTAAGGTCAAAATCAAACGTGTTATCCCACGTAATGTCATCGGTGCCTGGCTGGATTTGCTCAAAGAGATATGAGCCAGAGCCGTGAGCTCCGCGCTCTCTGAACTTATAGACATTCTCACGGGTGCCGTTGTCCTGGACTACAACAGCCGTCTTGCTCTGTGAGTCAACCTCAAGATATGCTCCAGCAGCAATGGTGGTGTTGACCTTGTGCAGGTTCTCACCAATTCTGATATATGGGTTAGTAGCAGGACCATAGACACGCCAAAGCCAGGGAGAAGCACTCTTAGAAGGGTTAGTAAATGACTTAGCGGGCTTACCCTGGACAAGGTCAAAGGGGAAGTCTCTTGGGAAGTCAGGCTTAACGCCAGCAACAGCACCGGCTGTCTCATGCTCAAAGTAGAGAGTAGTTGCCTTAAACCATGTAGGGTCCTCAACTAGAAGAGTTAAGGTGAACTCTGCGAACTTGTCAGAGAGCCAGTAGTTGGTTGGAGCACCGCCAATGATGTAGCAACGGATACCCCAAGAGCCTACTGTGAGCGTTCCTGGAGTACGGTTTAAGATGTCCTTCTCGCCAAGCTCAATAATTCTGTTGCGCAGCTCTAAGCCTTCTTCATCGCTTTCAGCAGCGATACCAACAGGAAACTTGATTGTTTTTGGCTTATGATCACGTCTTCTAAATGACGTAATTCTGCTGGAATTCTTTCCGGATGTGTATGACCACATCCAGTCTCTGAGTTCATGTTCCATGTAGTGGAGGGACTTGTCAGCCCCTCCAAACTCCATGTACTTGCTTCCGTCAGAGGTTGTGTATCTAATGTCTGTGCGCATTATGCGCTCACCTCTCTTACCATGCGACCAAACTCACGATTGTTCACGTCAACTCTTACAGGCTTGCCATATGCATCCTCAATGCGCTTAGTCATGACATCCATCTGTGCGGAGAGATCTGCAATAGCTTGGTTGGTGTCTGCATAGATGCCATTGGCTACAAGAGACGCAGTCATATCCATTTGCTTGTTAATAGGAACATTGAGCGCATAGCCGTCTACGCCACTCTGAGCAGCTTCTGCGAGGTCCTGTGCTGCCTTGTAAACGTCTCTCTTACCACCAGCAATGCCAACAACAAAGCCGTCTACTGTGTAGCCACCAAGACCAGCCATGACGCGGGACGGTGAGTGAATGCCAAGCAGTGCCTTGACTGCGCCAACAACGCCGTTAAAGACTCCACAGACTCTGTCGACCACCCAGCTTGCTAAGCCAGTTACACCATTTACAAAGCCTTGAATGAATGCGCGTCCTGCGCTTCCGAGGTCAAAGCTTGTGATGGCGTTCTTTGCTTGGTTGAGCAGGTTTCCAACCGCTCCAAGCAAGCTACCGATAATCTGTGGGACGGCTGTGACAATGGCTGTAAAGAGTGTTACAGCTGCACCAAGGAGCATTCCAATAAACGTTGGGAGGTTAGAGACAACGGTGCCAATAAGGTTGCCAACATTGCCAATGAGTCCTGGAAGAATGACAGGGATAGCGTTCACGATTGCCACAAAGAGGTCTACTGCAGCTTGGAGGAGTGTTCCAACAAAGCCAGGAAGTCCTGAGATAAATACATCAATAATTTGTGGCAGCGCAGCTGCTAGTGCTGGAATGATTGCCACAACGCCGTCAACAAGTCCCATGAAAAGACCCTGCGCTGCTTCAAAGAGAGCCGGAGCATTAGCAACAAAGCCGTCCACTAAACCTTGCAGGATCTGTGGAGCTGCTTCTGCAAGCTGTCCTGCAACCTCAGTGAGTGCTTGCAAGATAAACGTGAACGCTTGCATTGCTCCTGCCATGAGAGAAGGCGCAGAAGCTACGAGAATGTCGCAGATTGCACCAGCTGCAGCTCCGACCGCTTCAAGTAGTCCTGGAGCGATTTGCTGCCATGCTGCACCCATCTGTCCAAAGAGAACCTCAAAGGCATGAGCCAGCGTAGGACCTGCAGAAGCAAGACCGGAAGCCACCTGTGGAAGAACTGAGCTAATTTGAGAAGCAAGCCCAGGGATGGTGTCAGCAATACCAACAATATTGCTTGCAATGTTTGCAGCTGCCTGAGTGATGTCTCCACCCATAGCAACAAAGGCTGTTCCAGCTACTGCTGCAGCGATTGAGAGCACGCCAAGCACCACAGTTGCGCTACCAAAGCCAGAAGCAAGGTTTGCAACCACTCCCATGGCTGGCTGCACTGCTCCTAAAAGCTTAGGACCTAAGCCTGTGATCACAGGTCCTAGAACGCCAGCGATAGCATTGCCAACGCCACTAAGCTTAGAAGCGATAGAGCTACTAAAAGCCTTCAAAAGGCTGTCTCTAAACTCCCAAGCGTAAAGAATTGCGGTTTCCAGTTTGTCTTGGACTACTGCAGCAATCCCGCCAAAGCTTGACTTAAAGCCTGTGCTTAGTCCTGCAACGGTAGAGAGTGTGCCAGGGACCATGCCCTTGATGACTGCTAGACCGTCTGCAACAGTGTTAGAAGCCTTGGAGAACGCTCCAAGCATCTTGCCAGCGGTCTCCATTGATTTACCAATGACAAGAAGCGAAGGACCTGTGCCCGCAAGCATTCCAATGGATTTTGCAATAGTCTGAATGTCTGAAGCTGACATCTGATTGATTGCGTTAGCTGCGTTTGTTGCCATGCCAGCGAGAGCTTCCATGCCACGCTCAAAGAGTGGCATAAGCGACTCAACAAGCTTCTGAATTGGGTCTGCCAACTTGGAAAGCGCGTCTGTCATCTTCTTGTAGCCATCAGTCTGGTACATCTTCATGATGGTTGCGGTTGCTGCGTCAGCGAGGTTTGAGAGCACGCCAGTAAGTGTCCTGGACTGCTTAATCATGAGCCCGCCAAAGTCACCCTGCATACCAGCTCTAATTGCTGCAATGGCTACATCAGCACTGACTGCCTTCTTGGTGACCATCTCCATTGCGCCAGCAACGTCTGTGTGCAAAGCCTTTGCGAGGTAGTCCCATGCAGGAATACCAACCTCAGTAAGCTGCATCATTTCCTGTGAAGCTGCAGTACCTTTGCCGTGCATCTGACCAAGAGCGCGGGTAATAGCGTCAATGCCTTGCTGACCGGCACCAAGTGCTGCAGTTGCGTTGCCAACGTCTGTAAGCATGGGGATGACATCATTAGCTGCAAAGCCATAAGCGAGCATCTGCTGAGTTGCCTTATTGAGACCTGCCATCTCAAATGGTGTGGTCTTAGCAAACTCAACTAGATCAGCAATCATCTTCTTGGCACGCTCAGGACCAAGCATGGTGTTGAATGCAATGTCTACTTGCTCAGCATTTGCAGCGGTCTGACTTGCCCACCTAGCAGCCTTGACACCTGCAATGGCAAGGGGAGCGGTGATTGCAGCGGTAAGCACCGTGCCCGCTTTAGAAAAACCACTGCCAAGGCTTGAGATTGCCTTAGAAGTCGTATCAGTTAGCTTGGAAACCTCGCTGGCGAACTTGGAAGAGTCACCTAAAATCTCAATGACTACTTTTCCATCTGCCAAATTGACCTCCTAGAAGTTAGAAGTTACGGAGTGCCATCTCCCTCAATTCATCTTCTGTTGGAGGTAACGCCCAAGCTTGAGCACGCCTAGCATGAGCACGCTCTTCTTCTTTTGTGGTGTCTCCTTCAAGCGGGCTTCTTGCAGCCACTGCTTGTCCTGTGAGCGTGTCTGGAGTGGCAAGTAGTGCGAGGTATAGATTGATGAAGGTATACCAGTGAAGCTGTGTGGCTTTGCTGGTGAGATCTATTGAGTAGACACGCATGAAGTCAGCGGTCACAATGCCAGCGTCATAGTGCCAGTCAAAGTTCTTTTTTCTGTAGTACTGAGTGCGCTTGTACTGCTCACCGTAGGTGATAGTGTCAAATGCTCCTGCAACCCACTCAGACGCTGCCTGAAGAGCTTCTACTGGATACTTAGACACTTGGTCTGGCAGTACGCCATTTTTGGCATAGAAAAGGTTTAGCGTCCTCGCATTAGCAACAGCACTATTTTCTGTATCCATCGTCATGTAGATGAGCGAGGTTCTAAAGCCACTCTTAATGGGCACAGATACTCCCGCCACATCGGCTGTGACGGGAGCACCCTTAATAACCGAGTCTAGAAACATGAATTACTCATCCATGCTGGAGTTCTCTTGGGTAATAAGCTCGGAGACCTTGGACACAGCGTCACTTGCTGAATAGACCTCTGTCAGAATCGAGATAATCTTCATCAAGCGGTAGATATTGAGCCGGTTTGCCTTGCCAATAAGCTCCTCTGCAGCTTCCTCACCAAGCGCAAAGGCAACGATATTGTGAGCTTCATCTGCAAGAGTTGTGAGGT